ATAAAGAAATAATAGTAAAAAGGTCAAAAGGTCAATAAAATAGGGCGCTTACACTTGTAGGCGCTTTTTTTATGCGTTTTTCAAATTGTACATTTTTTACTTTTAAGTACCAATTAACCACCGCTTTAAAAACGGTTAAATACCGTTTGCTTTCCCTCAGGTTCTACTGAGCAATCAAATATACAGTTATATACCAGAATATCAATGTAAACAGGCTCTAAAGCCTTTATTTGAGTTAGTTCTATTGGTCGTATTTAAACTAAATAAGGCAGAATTGTACAATTTGATTTGGATGCTGCGCGAATCACTCAAAAATGGAATGGGTATAGTATTGGGTGTAGTATTGGGTGTAGTTTTTAACAAAAATACTCACACAATGCGAAGGTATTTAATTCCAATTATTTAGAGTAAATGGTTATAAAATACAAGATAGAAAGGGGGTTAATTCCTTAAATTTATTAACAGTAAAGGAGTAAAGCCTTGTTTCATAAAGGATTACAAAAAATGAAGGTTGATAGTGTGTGATGGTTGCTAGTTAGTTGTCAGCTTCAGCAACGTATTGATGACCGTTTCCGCGTTTGATTTGCTTTTTTAAACGTTCGTTGTCCTCCTCTAATTTGTTAATGAGTTTCTTCTGTACATCTATTAGATATATGTTTAAACCATTGTCTGGCGGCTGATCCTTACTCTTAATCATAGAACCTTCCCCCTTGATTAACCATAACTCAGAAAGATCTGGATAAGTATCTAATATCAAATTGACTTTAGACACACCAACATCTTTGACTTTATCTAAATAACCATTAGACATACCAGTCTGCCTGTAAAATTCGGATTTATTAATCCCTTTGTGTTTCAGGTACTTAAAAACTCTGTCTACTATCATAATGTTAAAATTTGATATATACTCTAATTATGTTTGCCTAATTTAGATTATATGGTTTACATTTGTTCAGAGACAAGAACAAAACATACAAAGTGAACAAATCTACTAAAAATAAGAATACATATATCAAGCAAGTTGTTTCTAGGCTTGCTGGTAAATATCAAGTTTCAGAAAGAATGGTCATTTATAGTATAAATGGTGAAAGAACCTCTGAAACCGCTCAAAAGATCTCAGAAGAGTACAAAAGAATCAGTGCTCGTATCAATAACATCATAAATATTTAGAATGTTTGAATATCACGAAAATACATTGTGTGTTGAGTCCAGCTGGCTAATTGATAGAAAGATATTTAATCGAAATAACTACCACTACCACGCTTCAGCTGGTAATATCAATGTGATAAGAAGAGGTTGCAGAAATGTGAAGGCTCTTATCGAATTTGAGTCTATTCCAGATAGGCTAAAATATAAGATTGTAGAGATGACTGGTGATCCTTACAAGATGACTAATATTAAAAATACTTAAGATGTTTGAATTTTACAACGATACCCTTTGTGTTGAGTCCAGCTGGCTAATTGATAGAAAGATATTTAATCGAAATAACTATCATTACCACGCTTCTGCTGGAAACATCAACGTCATACGAAGAGGATGCAGATCAGTTAAAGCACTTATTGAGTTTGAATCTATTCCGGATAGGATAAAATCTAAAATTGTTCAAATTGCTGGTGATCCTTACAAGAAAACCAAGCACATCGTTTTTACCGATTATCTAAACACCAACCTCGAGGCGCAAAAATACTTCCAGAACTACGTCACCAATGACGATAAAGCCCTTCCAGAGAAAAACATCAACGAATACACCGCAAATGCTTCCATTCTTACCACTATTGATGTAATGATAAATAATAAGCTTGCTAAGCGTAGAGCTCTTGGAGTTGCAAAAACGCAAGTTTGGCAAAAGATGGCTAAAGTAGTAAGTGAACTAACCTTCAATCAATGGCCTCATTCTTTACCATCTAACCACCGCAGACTTAAGCAGAAATACAACCAATTCAAGACCGAAGGTTTTGACAGCCTGGTGCATGGTAATTTCTGTAACAAGAACTCCGAGAAAATCAACGACAATGCCAAAATGTGGCTCGTATCTCGTTGGGCAGATCAAGTCAACAAGATTGCCAATACTATGCAGCTTTTTGCCGAATACAATAAACTGGCTAAAGACGAAGGCTGGAAGAAACTGAAATCTGAGCAAACCATCTACAACTATCTACACCAGGAGGATATCAAACCCCTTTGGTATGGACACAGATTTGGAGAGGTCACCGCCAAAGAGAAATATACCATGCACCTTAAGACCAAAATGCCTTCACAGCGTGATAGCCTATGGTATAGTGACGGTACTAAGCTCAATTACTACTACCAGGACGAAAATGGAAAAATGCAGACTTGCCAGGTGTATGAAGTGATTGACACTTTCTCGGAGGTATTACTAGGTTACCATATAAGTAAAACTGAAGACTACGAAGCTCAATACTTCGCTTATAAGATGGCTGCGAAAACTTCTGGACATAGACCTTATCAAATTGGGTTTGATGGCCAAGGAGGACATAAAAAACTACAATCTGGGGAGTTTTTAACCAAGTTAGCCAGGCTAAGTATAAAAACACAGCCTTATAATGGTAAATCCAAGACCATTGAAAGCATTTTTGGAAGATTCCAACAGCAGTTTTTAAAGCGTGATTGGTTCTTTACAGGCCAGAACATCACCACCAAAAAACAAGAATCTAAGGCAAATATGGAGTTTATCCTGGCAAATCAACGCGATCTGCCAAGTCTGGACGAAATCAAAGCCACATACGCTAAGCGACGTAAGGAATGGAACGAAGCGACTCACCACAAGACAGGAAAGCCACGCATATCCATGTATTTGGAAAGTACAAATGCTGAAGCTCCAGAGCTAAGCATGTTTGACATGGTGGATCTCTTCTGGATTTTACGTGATAAGCCTGTCACTTACAATGCTTCTGGACTTTCATTCACAGAGAAAGGCGCTAAGTACGAATATCTGGTTTACGATGAAGATCGCAGAGCCGATATGAACTTCCACAGAAAGTCTATCGATAAGAAGTTCCACATCAAGTTTGATCCTGAGGATATGACAATGATCTACCTCTATGAAGACACACCGCTCGGACTTCGATTTGTGACGGCTGCCGAAACTAAGGTCGAAGTCTCCAGAGCTCGCCAGGAGATCACAGAGTTTGAAGAGGATTTCTTAAGAGACATCATCCAACGCAACAAAGATCTGCGTGTAGACATGAGAAACGCTACTGAAGACATTCTCGAAGCTCACGGAGGTGCAGCACACCAACAAGGCTTAAGATCTCCAAACATTAAGGGAGTAGAGTCTTCCAGACGCCAAAAAAGCAAACTAAATAAGCCTAAGCCAGTTAAAAAGAAAGAATTGGAACTCGCACAATTTCAGAAAGAAGTTAGCAACAGCGATGAGTACGATCCTTACGATATGATGTAAAAAAAGCCCGTGGAGCTTAAGCACGGGCAATCTATTAATAATCCAAAACCCAAAGTTATGACTATTCAAGACAAAACAAAAATTAAAAATCAACTGCAAGACTACTGCGCTCGCTACGACTCGCAGAACCAGGCAACAAGAACACTTAAGGGTGTATCTGGCGCATTGATCTCTCAAGTGATCAATGACAACTGGGAGAAGATCTCGGACGACATGTGGAGAAACATCGCTTCACAAACTGGATTTACAAAAGACCAATGGCAAGTCGTGGAGACTCGAGACTACAAGATCATGTCCAGCCTCCTTTCAGACGCTCAGCAGTTTCACAATGTATTTGCTATTGTAGGCGAAGCAGGAAGCGGTAAGTCTCTGGCGATCCGTCACTATACACAAAACAACAAAAGAGCCCACCTGCTGCAATGCAACGAGTACTGGAACAGGAAATACTTTCTCGCAGAACTCCTGCAAGCAATGGGAAGAGATTACTCTGGTCTCACCGTTGCCGAAATGATGATGGAAGTGACCAGGCAACTTAAGAAGCAAGACAGTCCACTCATCATCATGGACGAAGCCGACAAGCTGAGCGACCAGGTACTGTATTTCTTCATTACCATTTTCAACCAACTGGAGGACCACTGCGGGATTGTCTTAGCAGCAACAGATCACCTGGAGAAACGCCTTAAAAAAGGCCTTCGCCTCAACAAGAAAGGCTATAAGGAAATCTACAGCCGTATAGGTCGCAAGTGTATTGAACTTAAGGGCGTTGGCACTACCGACATCACTCAGGTATGTGTGGCCAACGGTATCGAAGACCGCAACGACATCAAGAAGATCATTACAGACTCCGAGAACGACCTGAGACGGGTTAAGCGTATGATCCACGCTATGAAGATCAAGAAATCAAAACAACAATAAATAACAACCAGTAAACACCAGTTAATGAGCCTTAACCGAGCTATAAGCATAGATCAGATCTATAAAATGAACTTCAAGGAAATTGACTTTGAAGGAGTTTGGAAAGAATCTATCGGAATTCCAGAAGCAACAGGCATCTGGATTCTTTGGGGCAAGTCTGGAAATGGAAAAACAAGTTTCAGCATGCAATTAGCAAGAGAGTTGTGCAAGTTCAAAAAGGTCGCCTACAATACGCTGGAGGAAGGCGCAAGAAAGTCTTTTCGACAAGCCTTACAGCGTAACCAGATGCACCTGGTCAAAAAGCGGTTTGTGATCCTTTCTGAAAGTGTGGAAGATCTCAAAATAAGAATGGCAAAGCCTAAAAGCCCAGACTTCTATTTTTTTGACAGCTACCAATACGCAGCAATGAGCAAACCAGAGTACAAAGCATTTAAAGCCTATGTGATTAAACATAAAAAGCTGGTCATTTTCACTAGCCATGCCGAAGGCAGAGAACCGGAAGGCAGAGCAGCAAAGCACGTTAGGTATGATGCTGACGTGAAGATACATATTGAAGGGTTTAGAGCTTCTATACTCTCAAGATTTGGAGGTGGTGAGCTTTACACCATCTGGAACGAAGGCGCAGCTGAATACTGGAACGAAATAAAATAAGACTATGAAAACAGTAGCACAAACACTCAAGATAACACCGAACGAGCACAGCTTGTATTTGCTAGACACCTACATGGTCTGGTGTGAAGCTTTTGCTGAAGACAATGCAGATCTCCAAAAGCTGATGGCCAACACGAAGCTCTTCCATTACTGGAAAAGCGTGTACGACGTCCTGGAATACGATTTTATCCAAGTCGCTCAATACTACGAACTCGACAAAGATGCCATGTGGGATCTCTACAACAGCATGACGATTCACATCGGTCAATACTTCTCAAAACCATTAATCAAAAAAGCACTTAATACAAAAAATTATGAATACAGAGCCAACTAAAAACATCACCAAAGAGGAAGCCCTCCACATTCAAAGAAAAATGCACCTGCAACGCTGGACAGATCTGTTTGATCTTCTCAAGTTTCAACGTCTCAACTATCCAGAAGATCTCACCTGGTTTCAGCGGGCCTTGATTCATCAAGAAATATCTTCAAGGATAGAATCTGCTAACAACATTGAGATTGGCGAACCCTCACAGCCTAGATATACTCTTCACAAGAGACTAAGGCTAAAGGTGGACCGAATGATTGTTGAAATGAAAGCTCAGGACAATGAATAACGCACAGCAAGCCCGACAGATCAACAAAGACCTAAAGCTGGCCATCGCCAACGATAACCAGACCGAGATCCTCAACATTTATGAACGTGCAGAGCTTGTGGAGTGGCAAGATGTACACGACAGCATCTTCCAGCAATACGATGACCTCATAGACGACGCCAACAACCTTTTACTCACTTAAAAACCTCAAAATACAATGCAAGACAAGATCAAGAAAGTAGAAAACTACTTTGGAAAGTCAGTCCAAATTGACAAGACCAAAGAAACTACAGGCTACATCACAGGTGTAGAGAAATTCACAACAGACGATGCGATTCGACTCGCCTTTTTACAATTCGAGTTTGAAGTCAAACGATCGGGAGTAGCCTTAACCATTCATTTAACCCACAACACAAAAATAAGAGTACAATGAGCACACAAACTGAAACCCCAACACTAGACCTCGCTACATTAAGCGAGAAGGAGCTTGAAGCGGAAATCGCAAGACGCAAGCAAGCCAAAAAAGAAGCCCAGGAGAAAGCCGAAAAGCTGTATTTCAACGACAAGGAGTCGTTCCTGGATCACACCGCTTCCAAGTTCACCCAGATCCACAACGAAATGAAGGAGCTGAAGGAATACAGCATCGCAGAAGCCAATAAGCTGTATGAGCGTATGTACTCCATAGAAGGCAAAACGCCAAAAGAGGTCAACAGCTTTTCACTTAAGAATAGAGCCGACACGATCAAGGTGACAGTAGATCGCCAGGAGAAGTTTGAATTCACCGACGAGGCAATGGTTCATATCACCGCTATACGTGAAATCTTCAAGGAGAAGTTTGAAGCCCGCAATAAAGGCCTGTACAACATCCTTGACGGTTTGCTGATCAAAAACACCAAGATGGAGTACGATCCTAAGTTACTGGCTAAGGCTCGCCGACAAGTCCGAGAGCTGGGCGACGATAACTTGATCAACGAGTTTGACAAGCTGGACGAATGCCAGCAAGTTTCAGGCTCTTCACTCTATTGCCGTTTGCACGTACGTGATGCCAAAGGCAAATGGAAAGATGTCTCACTTCAATTTTCAAGCTTATAATGGGAAAGGATAAAGCCAACTTCAAAAAACTAGACCTCGAGGATCTCATCGCAGATTGCGAGGTCAATTTTGAAGACTGCCAGGAAAGCTTGAAGTACAAGAAGACCTCCAAAAGCAAAAGACAGCACCAGAAACTGATCAACTTCTTTGGAAGCGTCTCAGCTTACCTCAAGGAATTAGAAACCACAAAAACAGAACAATGACTTTTTTAGAAACAACAGCTTACTGGATAGCCTTAGCTATAGGAATATTTTCAATACTTGGCTTCATCTACGCAATTATCAATTTACTAATTATAAATATACAAAAATGGATATTAAAAAAACAGGAGAAAGAGAGTACCAGATAAACGGTAAGTTAGTCCGTAAAGACATGGAAGGGAACTGGATAGGAGATCCCACCATGACGACCCAGGAAGTAAGCAAATTTCAACAGCATATCGCAGCCGAAATGGCTTCCAAAGAATACCACCAACACCCCGTAACCCACAAAACAGTATAACATGGTCGCTACAACACAGTCCACCCCAAAACAGCGTCAACTCATACACCAGCTATGCCACTACGACGCAGACGTCAAGAAGCTACTTGTACAGCAAGTTAGCAAGTTCAGAACCGAAACCAGTCTGGAACTTTCCGAGCGTGAAGCAGATGAGCTTATACGCCACTTGCAACAAGACTGGGCAAAGTTCGATAAGCTCAAAAAGCAACACTGCTATATTTTAAGCTTGATGCATCAGCTCCAATGGACATCGCCTTGTGCCATGTCCAAGTTTGGAAAAAAGCCAGACATGCCCAGACTTAACCAGTGGTTAAGAAGTGCAAAATCACCAGTTAAAAAGCCATTAAACGCAATGACTAAGGAGGAAACCTCCAAAGTGATCTACGCAATGGAGCAAATGCTTGTAAAATGAATACAGCACTTATCTACATCGCAGGGAAAGTCACAGGACTGGACAGAACGCAAACCCTCAAGAAGTTTAAAACTGCTCAGGACAGCATTACAGATTTAGGACTAGGAACACTCAACCCTATGGATCTAGTCAAGAATCCAGAAACCAACTGGAAAGACGCCATGCGCATTTGTTTAAGAGGCTTATTGCTTTGTGACTGCATTTTACTACTCCCAGACGCAAAGCAAAGTAAAGGCGCGCTTGTAGAATATCAACTCGCCAAGAATCTAGGCATACGGGTATTTCAGTCAATGGATCAAGTTAAAGCCTATGCCAATGAAAACCACTAGCTATATGACCCCAGCTCCCAACCCTTGCCACTGCAACCTAAGACCACAAACTCTGGTGATAAGCGCCAAAGTGAATTGCGAGACCACCGTTTCGGTGTGTTCTGGGTGCGGTTTATGGCTAGATACACCAAAGACCGAATGTGCCTAATAGCAAAAGCCATCATGCAGGAAAACACCTTCTTCATCTACCGTGACAACGGTGTAGAAGTTAGCTTCCATATTGATGGCCTAAGCATTACTTCGAGCGTAAGTTTAACCAGGTATGAATATTATTTTATCCATAAAAATTACATCTATGAAAGTAAAATTAACTACAAAGACTGATACTATACTTGCTCTTAATCGCTTACTAGAGATGATTTGGGATCTACCAGTGAGTACAGATAAGAGAGAAAATGTCTATAAATCTATTGGTTATGATCTTTCGGAGAAGATAGGTCTAAAAGCAAAAAACATCATAAAAAAATCAGAACTCTGTAAAAATAAGGAGATATCAATTTCTCTAAAGTATCACGAAGCTTGGGCTCTTGAGCAAATAATTACTGAACTATTGGAAAATATTCCAGATGTTAACGAATATCGAAATAGTCTCGTAAACAGCTTTAAAGATGCGCTAAACCAGAAACTAGCATGAACACAACTTACACCGTTAAAAGTCGAAAAGACAAATACGTCTGGGAGTTTAAGTATGATCTAGACGGAAGTCTCAAGTCCTACAAGATCCTGGAGGGTAAACTTACAGGCACACAGATGGAGTGGCTCTTCTCTAGAGGCAACTTTCCCGCCAACGAAAATGTGATGAAAAACGTCTGGATGCAGAAGCTCAAGAAAAACTTTGAGGTCACCGTTGGCGAGCCAGATCTTAGCTTCGAGAACTTTTACAATGTCTATGGCAACAAGATCAAGAAGACCAAAGCAGAGACCGCCTGGAACAAACTCAACAAAGCCAATAAGATTCTTGCACTGCAGAAGATAAAGGCCTACAAAGGGTATTTGAAGCGTAAAGGAGTCGCACAGGCCAACCCAGAAGCCTATATCAATCAAAAAAGATGGGAAGATGATTTTGACTCTATACACTAATTAGAGCAAAGACTAATAGATAATAGACTATGAGCAAACTTATAAAACTGAGAGTAATTCACAAAAACGAAATTTACTACCTATCCAATAATCAAATATCTGAGCTACACTTAAAAATAAATAACGCACATTGGAGCTTGTTTGATGGCCGTAAGAACAATCCTATTTGTACAGATAGAAACGGAGTTTTAAATGAATTTACAGGCTTTACAGACACTAGCAATGAAGAGATCTACGATGGTGACAATATAGGCGATCAAACTGTTGTGGATGGAGTGATGGTCAGATCTAGACAAAGAGTCTTTTGGAACGCTCCTACAGGGTCCTGGCATCTCGACCAGAGCTTCGACCAAGATGAAAGCTATAGCTCGGAGTTGTGGCAAGAGCTAGAGGACTTTAAATATAAAATATCCGTAAAATGAAAGTGATCTATATTTTTTTTGTAATAATAGTAGCTGTCGCCATTATTATTGGCGTTAACAGGTATTTAGAGCACCGCAGAGCAGAAAACCTCATTAAGACCAATAAGGCTCATAAAGCCTATAACAGGGGACGCAGACGTAAAAAAGAACGTCAAATACTAAAAGACTTAAACCGAAAAAGATGAAAGAAATAACCAGCTGGGAGTACGCAAATATTAAGGAAGATGCTTTGTATTGGGTTTTTGATTCTATAAGGCAAGATATTGTTTTAGCAACCTATTCGTCTCGTAACTTTTATTATTACAACCTACACGATCCTTACGGGTTACAGTTAACAAGAGCGACACATTACAAAGCAATTAGAAAACCGAAATTTAAAAAAAGATGAAAAAAACAACAAAAGAAGAGGTATTTGCTACAGTGGATCTTGCTATTGGCAAAGTTGATATTTTAGAAGGAAAAGGTATTCATTTTTTCAAGGCTATGGAAAAAAGCAATGGAGACTCTATTATAATTCTTAAAATGCTTATGCTAGAGCTGTTGGTTTTAAATGGAATTAAAATCAAACAACATCAGCTTGATGAAATGTTAATTAAAGACATAAGCTACCTTAGTGAGATCATAGCTAACATGATGTCAAATAGTTTTAAAGCAGGAATATGAAGATCCGAGGTGAATATAATCCCCTCGGCTGATTTGCTAGTAGTTAGACGTGGAGGGAATAATCCAGTAACTTGGTTTCAGTAATATAATAGTTTTAAAGCAGGGATATGATAATTTAAAAAATCATAAAATAATTATGACTAAAAAAACAACTTATAAATATTTTTGTATATTTACCTCGACAAACATTGCCTAAGGCTCAAACCTTAGATTTTTTTAATTAACAATAAGCGAAGCCCATTGTTACGTTGTAGGTGCTAGTGATAGCCCTAATCCATTCCTTAGGAATGTTTGTCACAACCGATCGATGGGTTTTGTGTATAATATTTTCAGATATGACAAATGAAAATTTGACTGTGATGCAATTTCACGGTAAAAACATTGCCTTTCAAAACATTGAAGGCAAAATGATGGTAAACGCCACACAGATGGCAAAATCTTTCAATAAGAGACCTGTACAATGGCTTCGTACAGACCAAGCACAGGATTTAATTAAAACTGTTTGCGAAGTGCATAAATGTACCTCGACTGATTTGCAAGTAGTTACGAGAGGTGGTAAAAACCAAGGTACCTGGTTTCAGGAAGATGTTGCCTTATTCTTTGCCCAATGGTTGTCTCCAAAGTTTTATCTAGCCTGTAATACTAAAATTAAAGAATTAATAGCGCAACAAGCTTTGGAAGTCTCTGCCCCTGTTAAATACGGTATTGAAGGAATTGTACACAAAGGAAAAGCTATGTTCCCATTTAGAGAATCTTGTCAGGTCTTAGGTAAGGTAAAATATCCGAGAGCTACAGATCGTAAAGCAAGACACCCACAACAGTTTTTATTGATCTATGGGCGCAATTTTGTAACCGACACTTACTTAGAGCTTTTAAAAGGCTACTATGATTATAGAAATGCGTCTAATCAATTAAAAATGAACCTATGTTAGTCGTAAAATCTATAAAACCAAAAAACGAAGGCTTAGAGGATAATCTACTTATGGCTCATGCCATACTTTCTATTATTGGTAAACAAAACGAAGATTTTTTAGATATAGATGAAATCTATTACGCCTGTAGAGCAGCAAAAGGTTTGTTGCCTACACCAGACGATCTACAACCACACTAATGTCGCCAAACAAATAGTTACTTAAAGATCGGCTTTAATAAAAACCCCTTTGGTAACATTGGGGTTTTTTATATATTTAACAAAAATTATTTATCATGAAAACAATTACTTTAATTACAATTCTAGTAGCTACACTTAGTTTAATGTCTTGCACAAAAGGTGTTGATAGGCTAACACAGCAAAATTACAATGGTTCTGAATATTTCGTTGTTCAATACACTTCAGAAAACACGATTAAAGACTTGGAAGAATATGCAAGGATGTATAATCGAGATGATTACACAACTTTTTATTTTTTCTTCCACCAAGATAGTGTTGATGCTGAAAGTTATTCAGAATATAGATTCTCAAATTTGAGGTATTTACGTAAAATCATAGAAGATAAGCCTCAGCATGGTTTATATATCATGCCTTACAATAATAAGATTTACACAGATGGTTTGGATATAATTGAAATGGGTGTTCTTGAAAAATATAATTAAATTTGTATAAAACCCTCTATGCCTATTCACCGCTCAGACAGAATCCAACGGCGTAACACAGCCATCCGTAAAGCTTTTGCAGACATACAGAAAAAGCAACCGCGGTGGAGACACAGCGAGTGGATCAAGGAAGTAGCAGAGGAGTTCTTTCTGGCTCCCAAAACCATAGAACATATACTAAGAGGCGACGGTGTCTATTCAATACATTAACCACTAATTAAGTACCAATTAACAAGCATTTAAAAAGCAGACTTACTTAGTCTGCTTTTTTAGTTTATCGGCCATAGCTTCAGCTTTGCGTCGCTCGGCATTGCTCAAGGTTTCCTCATAGGGCGACTCCTTGAAGATCTCTCCTTTTTTCCCTGAGTTGGTATTGAATCCTTTTTTCACACGTCCAGAGGCTACCCCTTTGCTTACAGGTGCATCGGTTTGCATTATGGTGCATCTACACCCCCAGTCGTTAGGTGGTAAATGTGTGTTCCAAAACGAATGATCAAACGGTAATACCGTGCCGTCCCATTGCTGGTGCTTTTCTCGCACTCTCCCATCGCCTACCGTCTGGTAGCGGATGTTTGGATAAAGATCTGTATTGGCTTCAAAAGACTTCCATTTATTGGCCATGTTGGCCGAGCTCACCGTCTGGTCATATTCAGTCCTAAGCCAGCGTTTATTGTAGTCTTCAGAAACCTCCAGGGCTTGTTTTTTAAATTCCTTAAAGCTTAAGAGCTTCCCGTTTTCCGTCAGCATCCCTTCAATGCTGTTCTTAAAGCTCGTCTCTTTAAAGGCAGAAAAGCGTGTGATATTTTCCTTCAGTTGTTTGGCCAGATCTGCATCATAAAACTCACTGGTGATCGGGTAGCCTTTTGTGATCGCTTCAGTAAGGATCTGCGAGTACTTCTCAATCAGTTGTAAGCGTTTGGCCTCGTCGATGACTCGGTCTTCAAACAGCTCACGTATGTATTGCGAGATCAGCCCGCTTAAGTTGTAGTCTTCCAGATCCAGCTTGATGGGATCTGTACCGCAACACTGTGTGCGGTAATGCAACTTAAGCAGGCTTAAGGCTTTCCCGCTTCAAAGCCTTTGGCGGGCATGGACTCAATCTCCACACCATAGGTGCGCTCCAGGTAGTCTTGCTTCAAGGTGTACCCATTTTGCATAAAAACACCATCGATCTTGATCTGGTCTTGAACGTCTACCGTCTTCTCTACCATAAATCGAGCATCGTCTGGCAAGTTATACCCCAGGCTCTTCATGGCTGGCAAGAGCGTGTCGTTGAGAAACGCCATCATCTTCTTTTCGTCGGCATAGATCAACTCCTGCAAGGTGTGCTCGTGGACACTTCCTTGGGCTTTGCTGGAGCCGTTGTCGGTGGTCATGGTTTGGTGCAGTACCAATTTGGACAGCTCACGATCTAGTGCCTGTATTTTCTGGTGGAAGACATTGAAGGCGTCGGTCTTGGAGTTCTCTTTGATCTCGACTTCGGTACCAATAGGAAACACCCCATAAGCAGCGGAGCCCATCTCCTCAAGCCAGCCTGCGACTTCATTCTTTACGGTTTCGCTTTGGCTGGCCACCTTGGCAATACGCATCGGTACGCCAAAGAGTTCCTCAAACTCATCCCATGAGCCCCAGGAGTGTCGTTTTAAGATCGTATACACCGCAGCTTTCTCCAACAGTCCTACATGATCGTAAAACTGAGCATACAGCAATATGTCTTTAATTTCTGAATAGTCCAGACCTTTGATCCCGTCCAGTTGATAGAGCAGAATCTTTTCAGTAGGAATCACCAGACCTCGAGGGATTAACTCCACTTCTTTGATTTCACCTTCCTGGTAGTCTTTGATCCACACCAGAGAATACCCATAATAAGTGGATTTGTGAGCCTCCTCAATGACGTGTTCAAACCATTGCTTGCCGTCAATGTACTTGGTGAGCTCTTCATCCTTGACTCCGTCCACGGCAATACAAAAGTCTTTGTTTGTTGTTCTTAAGGTTCTATTGCCTGTAATACCCGTAAGGTGGCCGTCCATCATTACATCCTCATACAACTCCTGCATGGGATAAGTTCTTGGCTGGTCCGATCTGTAGAGGGCAAATCTGGCGTGTTGCCAGTCGCTTATTTCTTTTTTCCAGAGTCGTCGCTGGCGTCTAATGACATCCACCATAAGGTTGGTGATCTTCTTGATGTCTTTGGTGTTCGATCCACTGAGTTGGACGTTTTTCATAGCATTACCGCTTAGCTTAACTTCGCTTTCTATGATTTTACCAGGTGTTTTTTTATCTGCCATTGTATACTATTTCAAGAGCTTATCCAGCTCTTTGGTTAATTTCTTTTTGATGTTGTTCTCTAGTGTTCGCGATCTTCCTATAAACTGGCGTTGTGGCATATTGCCCTCACCTTCATTATGCACCTGGGCATAGTCTTTATGTGTTCTAAATCTCACCTTTACTTTGCTTCTGCTACTGGTAAATGAGTTCCTTAGTTTGTTTCCTCCCGTCGCATGACCTGTAAGAATGGCTCTCCCCTGGTTCTTGCGTCCGTAGCGAGTCAGATTTCCAGCTCTGCCAACTCGATTGGTCTTATAGCGTGTAATGTCTCGGCCTCGCTTATCGGTGGTTTTTCTTGGTTTCCACTTCTGCAGTCCTCCATCGTTAAAACCTTCATCCCTAAAGTTTTTGTTGATAGAGGCAAGACCTTCCACCTCTATAATTCTTAAGGTTTGCTCTGGAAGCTTTCTAACTGCCATCCTCAGTTTTCGTTCTAAGTCACCGAGCTTGGCCATTAAAAGTGATTTTTATAGCTCTTCCGTGAGCCAAGCTTCATAAAGGGTGTGGCGGCATCTACTTCGCCATCCCCATCTGTATCGATCATCTTTTTTGGTAAATCTGGAACAATCTCGCCTTTGGCCACTTTCTCTAGCCAGATCATAGCCTCTTCTTGTCTTTTCTCTACCACCGCATTGGCTTGCTTACTTCGCCTCATATAGATCTCGTAGATGGATAGATCCTTAAGGTACTTTATTATAATTCTAGAGCGTTGTTCACCTTCTTTTGCAAAGATGGCATCTGCATCATAATACTTAAAAAGGTAGGTATGCATAACATCTATGCACTCCTGGATGATGGTATTAACAATCTCTTCATCGTTATTAACGATTAGATTGATGTTTTCCACAGTGGAAACGGTCTTAAGTTCTGCTTGAGTTAGAAACATTAGGTTGTTATTTGTATGGCTGTCTTCGTGTAGCCGTAATTAATACGCTTAAATATCTTAGTACCAAACTTGATGATAAAGCCCATAATAGGCTCACCCTCGTTGGGGATCTCGTCTTCCTGAATGACCTTTAGCGGTCTGTAGTCATTTCCTGTTAGGTTCTCCAGGGCTTCCTCGATCTTATCGATCAAGTCAATTTCTATCAAACCCCCTTCAGGATCTGAAGTGTTCTGGTGTTGATCCATCCAGCCGTCTTTGATGTACAGGTGAATTTCCACGATAGCATTAGATCCTTCTTTGATCCCTTCAGTCATCGAGGCATAATCGGTCACATCTATTTTGATCAATGCAGCGGTGTACTGGTTCGGATATTGGTTAACACCCTCAGCAAACTGGTTGCGATGGTAGTCGATCACTTCTAGCTCTGTGACGGTCTTCAGTTGGTTCTGGACGTCCAGAAATAAACGTTTTCTACTGGTCATACTCTACGGTTTTTCTTGCGTTTGCCTATGGTTGGCTTTCTACTGTCTTTCTCCTTGCTGTAGCCATAATACAGTTGAGCATAGATAATGGCATGCGTGAGTGTATCTGGGGCATCGTCATTGCCAGAGGTACCCTTTTCAAAAGACAGGATCTGGTCCATAAACTCGTCGAAGTCTTTGCCCTCCAGAGCATCATCCCAAAACAAAATACCACGGTGTAACACACTCAGGATGGTAGCTTCTATTTTGTTGTGTTTGTCTCCGCCCTGGTGCATAGGCATAGGCACATAAGGCGACCTGCTATCTTCTGCACACTGTTGAATAATTGGAGCATAAACGGCTTGTTGTGCTGCCGTTGCATCGTAGAAGGACAAAGGCAATGCACTCTTATTTCTGTACTTCTCCTGCCATTGGAAGTGAACCTCCATAGCGGAGTTGATGTCGCAACGCTGGCAGAACACTTCCAGAACTGTAAGTTCCAGATCCTTTATGCCTAGCAATACGCCTGCTTTGTAGTCGCCTGCGCTGGTATAGGATAAATCCCAATGCGACAGAAAGCCGTCAAAGATCTCATTGCCGTGTACCGATCGCTTGATGATCTTCTCAGCCTTAAAGAGTTTTCCCTCTTCTATGGGGTTGTTGAAGTCTTCTCGCTGGCTGGTGTAATAGTCGTCATTCTCGATGATGGCGTCTGTATCTGCTTTGCTGTAGCGTTCTGGCCACATAGGGTTGCCCTTCTCATCAGTCAAATTGATGGTGCTTACATCGAGGTGTTTGTTGTCTTTGTATTTCTTCAGGACGTAGTCGTTAATCCCGTTTTTCACAATGTAATTATTGGCAAATACCATTCTGGCTCTTCTCAGGTGGAAAGCTTTCCCCAGGTCACCTACGATCTTGTCACCGTATTTGCGCACCTGGTCTTTGTTCTTGGCTGCGTCTCTGTCTTCCACATCATCCACACTGGCAAAGTCTGGACGTGCAGCTCCAAAACGTAAACCCCTGAAAGGTTGATTAAGCCCTAAAGCCTTAAAGTGTTTTCCGTCGTTGGTTTCAAACTCACCGTCTGCCCATGAGCCATAACTCATTTGTGATCCAAAGTCTTTTCTAAAGATCTCGTTACTCTCCAGGTGAGCCTGTATATCTTGAATTAAGATCTTACCAGCGTTTTGATTTCGGCCGATGATGAGCGCAAAGTTGACCTCGTCGCACTGCTTGAGGGCAAGCAAATTGCCAACATTGGTATGGATGGATTTCGCAGCACCACGAAACCACCGCCGAAACTGCTTGCAATACACGTCACCGTATAGGCTTAGATAAGAGTCCAGATGAAACTGAGCCGAGGGGGCATCTGCCAAAGGGAGTCCAGACTTCACCCCAAAATAAAACTCAAAGAAATCTAAGTAGTTCTTAGGTTGTAGCAGGCGTTTGATTCGCTCCTCTTGTTGGGTCGTGGTCTCCTTGATCAACTTGTCGGCAGAGGCGGACTTGATCATCTTGGATAACGCAAAATAGCGCTCCCTGGCTTCTTTGAGTTCTGTTTTATTCATTGCTCAATAGTTCTGTAACGTAGCCATCAAAATGGACCCGGATGTCTTTAGTCAGTTTCAAAAGTTCGTCTCTCTTCTTGCCTTTGCTTTGGCCTGCCTTGGTCATCATGTAGCTGGAGAAAGCATCGAAGCTCTCCATTGTGTGGACGGCTTTTTTACGGCTGTCATTTAACCGATCAAAGGCTGCGGAGATCTTTGCTAGGTCATCGGCTTTGTAGAGTGGCACTTCACCATTCTTAATGGCTACCACATATTGGAGGATCATCTTCTTGATTTCAGAAGGGCGGATCATGTTCAGCTCCTTTGCCTCTTCCCACTTGTAGTCTTCTTTCCACTTGTAAAGGGTCTTAAGTCCTACGCCAATCAATTCAGAAATGTTCTGGATGGAGAAGCCTTTGCTGTATAAGTCTGTGCCTTGCGAGATGAGATAATCCCGCTCGGTCGATGTCATTCTACCTTTAGCCATTTTGTTTGTATTTACCGTCAATAATTAGTTGGTCCCGTTCCAGGCGAATATCATCTACTTTCATCCCGTCGTACTCGAGTTGCTTTTTGGCTTCAATGATGTACCTGGAGAAATTGTCATCGCTCAGCATGTCCTGGACTGCTGCACCAAGTTCTGGATTGGCTTTCCATTCCCCTTTGTAGGTGTTCAGGATAAGCTTCTGGTTTTGCTTGTCTGAGTCGCCTATGGTCAAGTCGCCATTAGTTATCAACAAGTCGTTGTTTTCGTCTAGCAAGATGTCTTTCATGTGTACAAATTTCGCAACTCACATGACCTAATAAGAATCGCAAATCACAGCTTCAACAAAAATGTTTAAGGCTTCAACATTTCAGTTATAGTGGCAGATACGGGATTTTGCAGTGAGTGTAAAGTCGTCCAATTTTGTACCCAACATTATTGACAACGCACACTTATAGCTTATGCACACTTTTGTAGTTTCAGACGAATCCATCATCAACGAATACGGCTACCGTGTCATGACCGATGGAATCAATATCACTCAATATGAGCGCAATCCGCTGGTATTATTTCTACACACCAGAGGCAAAGCCAAAGACGTCGTTGGCAAAGCAATGAAGCTTTATAAGGAAAACGGCAAACTCATGGCAGACATCGAGTTTGATATGGAAGACGAAGACGCAGCAGATCTAGCTGGAAAAGTCGAAAGAGGCTTTATCCGTATGGCTTCCATATTCGCCACTCCAGAAGCCACTTCCAATGCAGAGGAGGACATCCTCCCAGGACAACTATTTGAGACGGTCACCAAGTGTAAGCTTAGGGAGATCTCCATTGTGGATCTTGGCGGGAATGATAATGCACTTAAGCTAAGTGCAGCGAGTCCCTTAAAGCTAAATCTACAGCCACTTAACACCGAAAACCCAGAAACAATGAATATTAAGCAAATCGCATTAGCCTTAGGCTTAGATGCAGAAACAAAACCTGAAGTGGTGCTTCAGAAAGTATCAGAGATCAAGCTATCTGCTGAGAATGCTGACACCGAAAAAGAGGCTTTACGGTCACAACTAAAAGCCATAAGAGATGCAGAGGCAAATCAATTGGTGACTAAAGCTGTTGAGTTGAAGTTGATCCCTGAAGGTCTTAAAGAATCTCAATTAAAAGCTTTGGAAGCTGATTTTGACAACCAGAAAGTATTGCTTTCAGGATTGATCACTGAAGCTGAAAAGACAGTCAAAAAAGACCACACCCAAACTGCTATCGGTAAGATCGTAGGCGGTGGCCAAGGTGCTGAAGGTGGCGTCGAACTATCGTTTGACTACCTCCAGCAAAACGATCCTGAAAAGCTTCGTGAGCTAAAGGACAATAACAATGCTGAATACGTGAGACTCGCCCAAGAGTACGCTAAAGGCAAACGCTGGACACCAGCCAAAAACTAAACCCAAACCCCAGAAAACAAGAACAATGAAACGACATCTTTCAATCGCAAGTTTAGCCATCAACTTTATTTTGGCTTTAATGATCAGTTTTGCCTTCTCTACCTTCATAGAGATCAATCCTGTGATGACCGCAGTAGCCATCACGGCCGTATCTGCATCAATCGAATATTTTTCCCCTGGCATCTTTTCGGGCAAGCTTATGGCTGGCCTACAAAAAGAAGTCTGGGTCGCAGGCATTAAAGAGAATCCCGTGCCCAATACCTCCTTTGTTGCTGCATCCACCGATATGAGTGAATATGTGGAAAACAACAAATTGCATCTTGCAGAGGCGGGCGTAGATCCAGGCGTAAATGAGGATTACTTCGCTGGCAATGAAGATCCACTACCAATCGCTACAACTCCAGACATTCCAAATGAGGTCGTGCTTAGGACTTATTCTACAGACCAGACCAGACACAGAGATCTGCAAGAGATCGAGCTGGCTTACAATCGTAGACAGTCGGTTATCAACAGGCACAGAAACTCACTAACAAAGAACTTAGGTAAAAGAGCAGCTCACGCCTGGACACCTGGAACTTCTGGAACAGACAACAATGTTTTAGAACTCGGAACAGATAGTATTCTAGATGCCATCATCGACATGAGAAAGTTTTACGGAGAAAAAGATAAGACTGAAAACATGAATATCTGTTTAACTCCAGATCACATGGCTAGAATCCGTAAAGAAGATAAGCAGTTGTTTAAGGATATTATGAACGATCGTAACATGTACGGATTTCATGTCTTTGAGTATTCACAAGCTCCATTGTTTACTAGTGCAGGTGTTAAAAAGCCTTTTGGAGCAGTCCAGGAAGCTGGAGACACGAGAGCATCTTTCTTCTGGAATACAGATGAAGTCTTCAGATGTTTTGGAGATGTAGAGCTATATGCAACGCTTAGAGATGCAGGTTTACAAGCCGATATCTTATCGTATGCACAGAGAGCCTTGCTAGGCGTCATTAGAGCTAACAGTCCTAAATTCTTAGGAGCAATCAGATAATCATGGCAAAGAAAACAATCAAAGAACGCGCTCAAGACTACCTTGAGCGCAATGAAGCAAAAGAGGTGTTCGCTACCAGCGACGGCTTCCTATTCGTGAGTGATGCATTTGCAAAAGTGCACGCCAAAGGTCTTGAGGATAAGAAGATAACCAAGTTTGCGACCAGCGCAGAGAAGACGAAAGCAGAAGAGCTCAGTGAGCTCAACGCTGCCGACTCTATTGCACTTATCAAAGAAGCAACTGAGGTGGCCGACATCGAGGTCTTTGCTGAAGACGATCGCAAGACCGTCAAAAAAGCTTACGACGAGCGAGTCGAAGAACTCACCAAAGAAGCTGAGTAGATGAAAGCGGAGGAGCTATTAATTGAAAGACAGACCTATGGCGACAAGCAGACCATAGGGAGATTGTTTGCCCTGGGTAGACTCAAGGCATCAGTCTTTGACTGTCACAGTTTAGAGTTGCCCTGGCTTAACAATGCCAATTCTATCTCTTGCATTCCGGAAGGAAAGTACAAGGTGGTGAAGCGTTACAGCAAAAGGTTCAAGCACCACTTTCACATTACCGATGTAAAAGGCAGGACTTGGATCTTAATTCACAAAGGAAATTATTATACAGACATCGAAGGTTGCATACTGGTTGGTGCCGATCTCACAGATATCAATAGAGACGGACTACTGGATGTAACCGATTCTGTAAATACAATGCAAAAGCTTCTGGACATCATGCCCACAGCTTTTGATCTCAACATCATAAAAAGCGCACATGCATAGCTTATTTAAACTTTTTTGGACTGGTTGTATTTTGATCGCTCTCCTTAGTTGTGGTTCACGCCAGAAGACTGTGGAGAGTTCATCAAATAGGACTGTTACTCGATCTGTTGTAGAAACTTTTAGAGATACCATACTTAAGGTACCAGGACAGCAAACAGAGCTCAGTATTAATGTACGGCAATTGTGTGCAGATTATGAAGGCGCTAAGAAATCCAAGCCCAAAACAACTTCAAAAACTCCTACACCAGACTATAGTGCAAACAATGGAGATGCCTTTGTAAAAGGCAACCTTTTGGGCGATTTCTTACGCATTAATGCAGGATGTGACTCTCTGGCCATTGCTGCCAAAATAAAAGAGACACTTATTAAGGAAACGGACGAGTCCGACACCTCAAACTCACAAAACATTAAAAGAGGCGTAAGCACTTTTAGACTGATATACACCAGCGCAGGAGCGTTGGCGATTGGCTTAATCGCTGGTATTATACTAACAAAATTTAAAATCATATAGATGGGACTTCCTAAAATCACCTTTAACGTTGCCGAGAATGGTCTTGCTCTTGCAGGAGATGGCGTTCAAAAAGTACCTGGTCTTGTCATTACAGGATCTAGTGTGGTTGATAATATTCAACTAGGCGAATCCAAACAAGTATTTTCCCTTACAGCAGCAGAAGCTTTAGGGATCACCCAGGCAGACAATCCACTGGCTTATAAGCATATTTCTGACTTCTACCGAGAAGCTGAGGAAGGTGCAGAGCTTTGGTTTATGCTGGTATCGGATGCCACAACCTACCAGGACATGGCAGATTATACCATGCCTTATGCCAAGAAATTGGTGGAAGACGCAGGAGGTAGAATACGAATTCTTGGACTCTTAAAAGAAGAGCCGGCAGCACCAACAATTGTTGATGGTATTGATGAAGACGTCAACCTTGGCGTGGTTAAACTTCAAGAGCTGGCTGAGAATTTTGCCAGTAAATACATGCCCTTTAGAACGATCATTTCGGGTAATTCCTTTAATGGAACGGTTGCAGATCTTAACGACTACACCGAAGGATCATTCGATAGAGTGTCCATGTTCCTGGCAAACAACGACGGAGCTCCAGAAGCAAGCATAGGTTTGGCTTTGGGTAGAATAGCAGCTATTCCTACTCAGCGAAGTATCGCCAGAGTAAAAGACGGACCTATAGAAGTGCTAGAGGCTTACCTCACAGATGGTAAGACCATCGAATCTTATACAGATGCCTGGGATGCTATCCACGACAAAGGCTATATATTTTTAAGATCCTTCCCTGGTCGTGCGGGTTATTTCTTTACAGATGATCCAACCTTGGTAATTCCTACCAACGATTTCTCATCACTTGCCAGAGGCATGGTGATGGACGAGGCGGTGATCCTGGCCAACAACACATTGACCGAAGAGCTGAGCGATGAAGTGCCAGTGAATGAAGCTGGACAGATCCATCCTGCGATCATCAAATCCATGCAGGGTAAGATCGAGAACGACATCAACCAGAGAATGGTTGCAGAGGGTAAACTAAGTGCTGTAAGAGCATTTATCGACGTTAATCAAAACGTGTTGCAGAGCGACCAGATCATCGTGCAACTTAGCCTACAACCTGTTGGCTATGCGAAAATGATACAGGTTAACATTGGATTCACAACAAACATCAACTAATCATGGCAACATTTTCAAGCAAACAATACGGCTGGGCCGACATGACGATCTCTTACGGTGGTAGAATACTGGAGGGCGTTATGGAGGTGGAATACAAGGAAACCAAAGAAAAGGAATACTTGTACGGCAGAGGGGCAAAACCTCACGCTATCGTCCACGGCAATAAGAATTACGAGGGCAAGATTAAGGTGTGGCAGTCTGAACTCGAGGCCATGACCAAAGATGCTAAAGACAAGGACATCACCAATCTATCCTTCGACATTGTTGTGGCTTACACGCCAAGAGACAACGACGGGCAGATTGTGACGGACATTCTTAAGAATGTAGAGTTCACAGAAGTCACCAAGACAATGGCTCAGGGAGCAACCAATATGGAGGTAGAACTTCCTATTATGTTCCTGGACGTTAAGAGACAAGACTAAGTATTTCTCTGGAGGGCTTCCAAGCTCTCCAGGGAACTTATTATAACCTATAACCCAAATACAACCCAAATACAATGGCTAAAGTAGATCAAAAACAAATCGATGCCTGGAAGAAAAAACACGGCGACATCTTTAAGATAGATTTTGAAGATGGTAAAGAAGTCTTCCTGAAGAAACCAGACCGTAAAGTGTTGTCTCTGGCGATGACTAAAGCACAGACTAATCCTCTGGGCTTTGCTGAAGTTATACTCAATAACTGCTTTCTAGGCGGTGACGCCGATGTGAAGACAGACGACGACTACTTCTTGGGCGCATCTGCACAGCTCGAGAAAGTGATGGAGGTAAAAAGCGCGGAGATAAAAAAGTTATAGAGGACTCTAAAGGCGACTTTGAGTCCAACTATATTGCTTACTACGACACACTACTACAGTATTACCTCGGGATAGATCCACAGGATCTCACCGATGAAGAATGGGGCGAGAAAATCGCCATACTTAACGACATAAGACAAAAAGAGAAAAAAGCTTCAGAATAAATGGCATACAGCTTCGACATATTTATGAAGGATTTTGCAAGCTCCAAGCTTAATAAGGTTGTGAGCTCGCTTAATAGTATGCAGAGAAAAGTTGAGCAAGCCAATAATGCCTCTAAACGGAAATTTAACGAGACAACAACCTCTATTAATAGCTTGCAACAGCGTTTGGAGGTGCTTAACAGGCAAAGAGGGGCGACGACTTCTATCTCACAGATTAAAGATCTTAATAGGAATATAAGAGGAACCCAAAGAGAGCTAACCAAGCTAGATAATTTACCAAAGCCAACTTTTGTTAACCGGCTTAGAAACATTGGCTCACAGATGGGAGGTCTTGTTGGTTTGGCTGGTGGTTTTGCAGTGGCTTTGGCAGGTTGGAATGCTATAAAATCTGTATTCAATAAAGGCGTAGAGCTCGAGCAAATGGAAGTTAAGTTTGAGGTGCTCTTGGGCTCTGCTGAGAAAGCCAAAAGCATGATTAAAAGCCTTAATGAATATGCTAATTTCACTCCTTATGACAATAAATCTGTCATAAAATCTGCAGAGTTACAGCTAGCCTTTGGCGTTGATCAGGAGAAGATTATGGAGAATACTGCCATGCTTGGCGATATTGCTATGGGAGATGCCAATAAACTTAACTCTTTAAGTCTTGCTTTTTCCCAAGCTTCAGCAACTGGTAGATTAATGGGTCAGGATTTACTACAAATGGTGCAACAAGGTTTTAACCCGTTATCTGTTATTTCAGAAAATACCGGTATTGGCATGGGTAAGCTTAGAAAGCAGATGGAAGCAGGTATGATAAGCTCGGACATGCTTTCTGAAGCTTTTAGACTTGCAACATCTGAAGGAGGTAAGTTTAATGGTATGAGTGAAGATATGGCTGAAACTGCTGGTGGTAAAATGTCAACCTTACTTGGCGAACTCAGCTATGCAGTTATGGTTATAGGTAAACGTTTTGCCGAATTGATTAAACCAGTTATCAGCTTTGGAATTACAGTTGCTGAGAACATCCTTCCATTTTTAAGGTATATGCGAGATATCTATAATATCATTACAGGGTCAATACCTCTTATGATCATTTTTGGAGGCATCATAGCGACTATAGCTGCCAATTTTGTTATTGCCAATGCAGTTATCTGGGGCTACAGTATTGCTTTGGGCGCAATAACATTTGCCACTAAAATAGTTACAATAGCAACTCAAGCCTGGAACTTTGTTTTGAATATGAATCCTATTGGCTTAGTTATTTTAGCTATTACGGCTCTTATCGCTTCTATAGTGTATTTGTGGAATCGTTTTGACTGGTTCCGTGGTATGATCATGGGCGTTTGGGAAGTCATAAAAGGTCTAGGGACAGTTATAAAAGATTATTTGGTTAACCGTTTCTTAGAATTGCTGGAGGGCGTCACTGGCATTGGAAAAGCTTTAGTTTCCTTCTTTAAGGGCGACTTTAAAAAAGCCTGGGAGATTGGCAAAAATGCTGCAACAGATCTTATGGGCAATAACTCGGCAGAAGAAGCCTTAAAATCTGGGGCAAAAGCATTTGCAAAATACGGTGAAGGTTATAATAAAGGCATAGAGAGCTTTAAGCCTAAAACTATAGATGCCATAGAAAAAGGCAATCCAGAAGCAGAACGTAAAAAGCAAAAAAGGTCTGCTCTTTTCGATGCTCTTGGAGATCCTACTGCAGAAGGTGATGAAACTGAAGGAAGTGGCTCAGGATCCTCTAAAGCTGACTCAACGATAAGTGGAGGATCTAAGCGAACAAACATAAATATAACCATAGGAAAGCTCCAGGACGATACTAAAATATTTGTAAACGATACCGAGTCTGGTCTCGACCAGCTTGGCGATAAGGTGCAGGAAATACTACTAAGAGCAATAAATTCAGTTAACAATTTACAAACAAGCTAATGTCCACATTCGATATTAAAGAAATAACAGCCCTTGCCTTCAACTACGTTGGAGCAACCTTCCCCACCTTTGCTGGAGGTGTAGGTGATTTGGCAGTGTTTCCAAGCTTGAAGGACATCACATTTGAGCTCTTGAGAGGTCGCCAGTATTTCACGACGCTCGAATTTTCTCATAATGGACAGACTTACAAACTGCCCAACGAGCCACTGATCAGTCTCAGCTCCAAAAAGCGGATTGTAGAGACACCAACGGTGGGCAACAAGCGGAAAGGAACGGTCAACGAATACATCACGACCGAAGATTATAACATCACGTTGAGAGGGCTTTGCATGATCCCAGAGAACCCAGACCAATACCCGAGTGATCAAATTGCGGAAGTTATCCGCTTATTTGAGATCAATGAGGCCATTGAAGTGGTGGACAACCGCTTTCTTGAGCTGTTCGGTATACGGAATGTGATCTTTAAGGAATTGTCCTGGGACGAAATGGAAGGCCAGCAAGGCGTCCAGAAATACACTATACGTGCCAAGAGTGAGCAAGATTTCTTTGCTGACCTGGTGGAAGATGACGAACTCAACAATCTATTGAACTAATGTACAGGCTACAGGCAGACATACAGATAGGAAACTACAGATTTCAATCCATCACCAGCGTGGAGGTGGCGAAGTCTGTGCATTTGCTTGCAGACACCTGTACGATCACTATGCCTAACAAATTCAAAGTAAGAAATGACAACCAGGAGCTCTTCAGTGAGGAAGCTCTTAAGGTTGGCGATACAGTAATAGTAAAGCTTGGTTATACAGATGTTTATGAAGGTGAAGAGTTTCGTGGTTATGTCGCAAAGATTAACCCTAAAGTGCCACTCGAGGTCATCTGTGAAGATGCCTTCTGGCTCTTGAAGCGTAAACCAATAAGCAAGGCTTACAATGAGGGAGTAGATCTTAAAACATTGCTAGAGGATCTCATGTCTGGAAGTGGAGTGAGCCTTGCTAGAAACATCCCAGATATACAGCTGGGAAAGTACACCATAAAGAATGCCAATGCTGCGCAGGTTCTTGAGAAGATAAAAAGCGATATGGGCCTCACCATCTACATAGATGATAATAATGATCTGTTTGCAGGCTTAGAACAAACCAACAATGCAGGGCAAGAGGTACTTTATGATCTCAACTACAATATTGTTGAAAATAACCTAGAATATAGGACTTCTGAAGACCGAAAAATCAAGATAAAATATGTCTTTATAGACGAAAAGAATAAGAAAACAGAACTGGAGTTTGGAGATGAAGATGGCGAGGTAAGAACATATCACACCTCCACAGTTAAAGATCCATCCAAGCTCAAAGAAATGGCAGAGGCGCAGCTTAAGAAGTTAAAATATGACGGCTACGATGGCAACATAAAGAGTTTTCTAGTGCCATTTGCCTCTCGAGGAATGTCTGCCAGACTGGTAGATGAGACCAGACCGTCTCGTGATGGTTTGTACTTTATTCCTAAAGTAGTGACTAAGTATGGCATGAACGGCGCACGTAGAACCACTGAAATAAGCAACCGATTATGAGTTATGAAACTGACTTACAGGAAGGTCTTAAAAGACTAGGTAAAAAAGAAATGCCAGGGGTTTTCTCTGGTGATGTGGTGAGCGTAGATGCAGCTAAAGGCACTTGCACGGTCAACGATGGAGAGCTTGACTATACAGACGTGAGGCTTGTAGCTAGTGAAAGTGAAAGCGATGCTTTGCTAGTATTGCCAGAAGTAGGCAGTTCTGTCCTTGTGGCTTTGCTCAATGACGACATCAATCAAATGTTTGTTGTACAGTACTCAAAGCTAAATAAAGTAAAATTGAAGATAGGCACTACAGCTCTGGATATTGATGAAAATGGGCATCAACTGGCTAGAGGCAATGAAGACCTAAAAAGTATACTTAATGACTTTATGACAGAGGTTAATAAGATATCTGTTGTTGTGGGGACAACAATAAACATCCCTGCAGTAGAAGCAATTAAACTGCGGTTAAACACCGTTTTAAAATAGATTAAATGGCAGTAATAAACCAAACAGTCTTAGCGGGTTTAATTAAAGAAGCCCTGGACAATGTTAGTGACCAAGAGCAGCAAGATCCAGAAGTGGCTAGGCAACTATTGGCTAACAAACTAGCAGAGGCGGTCGCTTTGTTTGTGATAGGTAGACAAACTATAGGCACTACAAGTGATGGCGCAATTGCAACAACAATAATACAGTAATGGAAGACATCTTAAAACAATTACTAGAATACTTGATTCCTGCCCTTATAGGAGGCGGTGGTGGTTACTTTTTCACTCGTAAAACCAAGAAGGTGGAGCTTGAGATAAAAGAAGCGGAAATCGCCAATTTAAAATCTGATAGATCTAAGAGCATTATGAATCAATATCAAGACGCTCTCGACGATTTGCAAAAACGCTATGAAAACCGATTTGAGTATCTCAAAGAAGAAAGTACAAGACGGCATGAAGATGTAAGACTCAGTTTTGAGAGAAAAGTAGAAATGATACGCCAGGAGAAAGACAGTGAGATTGAAGGTTTAAATAGGAAAATAAACAGCCTCTCACAAAAGTTGAGTTACTGGCAGAATAAGTATAAAGAGAGAACATGAAAGTAGTACGAGTCTTAAAAAATCAAAGTCTTTTTGATCTATCTATACAAAGTTATGGATCGATAGAAGCGGTGATTGATATGGCATTGGAGAATGACTTGAGCGTCACCGATGAGCTAGATACAGGAGCTGAAATAAATACGCCAGAGCTCTCTATTACAAGGATGGCAATTGTAAGATATTACGAAAGGAATAAGATTAAACCAGCAACAGGATTCAATGCTGGTAACACCGATATAGTGCCAGATGATGGCTGTAACTACTGCAAATTATTTGAATAATGGCGATACAAACAATTGAGATATTACGCGATTACATGACTTGTGAAGACCCCGCGGTCAAAAACAAGTATTACAATTTATTAGAAAGCTTTTGGCATAAATCTGAGGGTAGGATATTAGATAGTATTACAGAAAATGATGAAGAGATTATACTCAGTTTTACAAACGGGGTTGCATTAATAGCTAATGATGCGGTGCGTATACCTAAGTTGCCACTTAGTCAAGGAATAAGCTTTATTAACGGTCTCCAAAGTGCACTAAATAACAAAGTAGATAAAGTCTTAGGAAAGGCCTTGAGCGATGAGAACTTTAGCCTAGAAGAAAAGAATAAGCTTAAAGATCTTGTGAATTATGTTAAGCCTAATTCTGAAAGCATAGCCTATATACAAGGCCTGCAAGACGCCCTAAATAATAAAGTTGACAAAGTTGAGGGAAAAGAATTGTCTACAAATGATTTTACAGATCTTTTAAAGACAAAGTTGGAGGCTTTAAATCTTCAAAAAGAGCAAATAATAGACTCTGGAGGTAACTACAACAACCTAGAGCTTACAGGAAATGTGATTCAATTCACAAACACGAACGCCCAGGCAATTGTTAACGGTTTCGATTTTTCAGTTTATAAGCGAATAACCCTAATAAATAATTCTGATTTTGACGTAAGATTGAACGCTGAGGACACAAATTCAGATTCAAATAAACAGATAAAGCTACCAACAGGATTAACTCAAATAGGGATTCAAGGGACTACCGAGCTGGTATATGTGGAGTCTATTGAGAAGTGGCAAATAGTAGATGCTTTCGCGACTAAATACAGGCCAGAGCATAGAGGCTTAGATGAATTTCAAGTTGAAGTTGTT